TCCTCCGCCACGCCTTCGGCCAGCGCCTGCTGGCCGACCAGGTACGTGCGGAAGCGCCGCACGCTGTTGTCGCCGGTGCCGGCGTCCTTGGCCTGGTAGCAGCGGGGGCTCTCCACGAAGAAGGCGCCCTCGTACTCGCCGATCTCACCGGCCCACACGTTGCCCACGGCCGAGTAGTTGTGCGGCAGGCGCCAGCCCTTGTCACCGGTCTCCTGACGGAGATCGTGGGAGATCTCCGGGTGGATGTAGCAGCCGTACATGCTGCCGCGCCGCGGCACCGCCTTGGCGGTGCGCATCTTGGCCACGCCCAGGCGCACCAGCGCCGACGTGAAGCCGTCGGTGGCCACGCCGGAGGTCACGGTGGAGACCATGGTGGTGGCCACCGTGGTCGAATCGGCGTTGGTCACGTAGCTGGTGGTGCCGGCCTTGACCTGGATCAGGTTCGAGCCGCCGCGCAGCTCGGTCTGCGCGAGCACGTCCACGGAGTCCGCGCAGTTGTACGCCAGCATGTTCGCGATCGCCGGGTCCACGTCGCTGATCGAGAACAGGCGCAGCTTGCGCGTGCGCAGCACGGCGTTGCCGTACTCGTTGACCGTCAGGGTCTTGGTGTTCGGGTTGCCGATGGCAACCGCGTCCGGGTCGGTGTCCTCGGAGAGTGCGGTCGTTGCCGCACTCATGTCCTGGTAAGTTTCCAGGACGATGGACTGACCGGGGGCGGTCAGCTCCTCCGGTCGCTTGTCCGCGAGAGCGCGGAACAGCGGCTGCGAGCGCAGCGCGAACTCGAAGCGCTTGTCGTACGCGGTCTGAACCGCGTTCGACATCGCCGTGGTGTCGGTGTAGGCGTTACCCGCCATATCGGTCTCTCACCCTCTCGGGGTGTCGCAGGAGTCGGGGAGAGAACCAGGCGTCAGAAGTAGCGGGAGCCGGCGTCGCGCATGATCGCGTCCAGCTCCTCCATGGACTTCGCGGCGTTCAGCCGCGCAGTGAGCTGGTCGTCCGCCGACAGCGCGGGCGCCTGTGCGCCCTGCCCGGCGGCGGCCATGCGCTCCATGGCTGCCTGGTCCTCGGGGCTGACAGCCGACTGCGCCGCACCCTGTGCGGCCTGCTGGCCCTGCTCGACGGCGGTGCCGTCGCTCTTGGCCAGCCCGGCACCGTAGGTGCCCAGCCATTCGTCCAGCCCTTCGGGCTTGCCCGTGTACAGGTCGGCGACCTGCGGGGCGTAGCCCTGAGCAGCAAGCGCTTCGCGTACCTGAGTGCGCGCCCTCTCGGCGCGCAGCGTCTCGTTCTCCTCGCGGAGTGACTTGATGTCCTGCGACACCTTGGCCATCTGCTCCCGGAACCACTTGGGCCCCTGGTCCTGCGTGGCCGCAGGTTCGTTGGTCTCGCCCTCGACGCCGAACTCGTACTCGCTCACTGCATCTCCCGCTCTTGCGCGGCCAACTCGGCAGCTGGGGAGGCTGCCGGGCGCTCCGCTCCCGGACTTCCTGTGTGGGGGCCGGTAGATCCCAACTAGAACGCATTCTACCCACGGTGCTAGCGCATTAGTGCTAGCACCTGTTCGAGCGCTCAACAGAGCGCTACGCTTCCGCTCGACTACAGAGGGGGAGAAATGAAGAAGACCTTGCTTGCGCTGCTCGGGCTGTTCCTGGCCTTGATGGCGATCACGATCGCCGCGCATATGGACCTGGTGACCGTCTGGCTCGCCATCCCGTGCGCCTACGGCGCCTGGAGGAGCTTCCGGGCGGCCTTCCGGCCGCGGGTAGCACAAAGCCCCCAGGTGTGATCCTGGGGGCTAAGGCTCACCCTGGACGCCTCCAGGGAACCGGCGGAACGTCTTCCGCCTGCGATGCCGGACTCGAACCGGCGCATACGCCCAGGGGGTGCCACTTGCGTTCCGTTGCCGGGCCGCGGGCCTCGATCCCAACTCCCTGGACAGCTCTGGCCGCTGAGCTAATCGCTACGTCTGACGATACCCGGCCGACAGGCCGGGTGCTGCGCCGCCGGCAGCGGACCCGAACAGGGCCCGCTCCTGGCTGGCCAGACCCCGCTTCTTCGCCAGGGAGTCGGTGTTCGTCCCGAACACCGTGGACTCCTCTTCGGCCTGGTTGAACGTGGTGCCGAACCTGGCGGCCAGCGCCTGGAGGTTCGGCAGCTCGTCCGCGACCTGCTGGAAACCCTGCGAGGCCTGGGACTGCGTGAAGCCCTGCGTCACGTAGTCCTCCATCGTGGCGGCGTCCGCCAGCAGGCCCCGGCGCAGCGCCTCGCCGCCGAGCTGTGCGGCCTGTTCCTGCTTCTGGAGGATGGGCAGTGCTCGGGTCTGGTCCAGGAAGTACGCCGTCACGTGGGCGTCGTCCACGCCGTAGAACGCCTTGAGGGCGTTCTTCGTGGCGTCGTCCGCCTGGCTGGTCGCGGCGACCGCCAGGTCCACCCTGGACTTCACCTCGGTCGGCGACACGTCGCCGCCGATCCAGTTCGTGAAGTCTTGGGGCTGGTCGTAGAAGCTGGGCGGCAGCCCCGCGCTCGCCATGATCTGGCGGTAGGACGCCTCCGTGCTCAGGTAGTCCGCCGGGCTGAGCACGGGCAGGCCCGCCTTGCGGCGGATCTCGTTGCCTGCGAAGCGCTGCTTGAACTCGGCCGTGTCCTGGAGGAGCAGGCTGATCGTGTCGGCCGAGTAGCCGTTCTGGATATAGCTGTAGATCTTCGGCGCGAGGCTTCCCAGTCCGTAGCTGGTGAACAGCGTGTTCAGCGCAACGAAGGCGTCCCGGTCCGCGCCGGTCAGCACATCGGCGAAGGACCCCCGGTCGGAGTTGGAGAAGCGGGTGTCGCCGGAGGCGTCGATGGACCCGGCGGGAATGGCCGGCGTGGTCCGCGCCGGAGGGGCGGCGCTGCCCGAAGAGGTGAAGGCCATCAGAACACCATTCCCATCTGCATCAGCACCTGATGCGCGGTCTGCATCGTGCTGTCCTGCGCGTTCTGCGTCTTGCGCCAGGTCGGGTCCTGGCGCAGCTCGTTCTCGAAGGCCCAGATGCTCTGGGCCTGCCCGCCCTTGTTCATGGTCATGGCCTTGGCCACGTGCTTGTTGGACAAGTCCACATCGCTGTCCGGGATCTCCAGGATCTTCGAGACGGACTGAATGTAGGGCGAGGCCAGGTCCATGACGTTCTGGCCCGCCTTGATCTGGTCGGCGAAGGCGCTGTACTTCGCCGCCGCCTCCCGGCGGATGGCGGCTTCCTGGCCCTCCAGCGTGGAGTGCCCGGACACGATGGACCGGGCGGCCTGGCGGTACCAGACCGCCGATTTTGTGATCCCGTTGGCGTAGGCCAGCTGGTTGAGCTGGTCGAAGGCCTCGCCTGCGGCGCCGTACATCACGTCGCCGTGCAGCTGCGCACGGGCCCCGGCGTACTCGGTGATCCTGGCGTCGGACCAGCCGAGCGCCATTTTCTTGTAGACCAGGTCCGACAAGAGCGGCGTCCACTTGCCGCCCCGGGCGAGTACGTCGGCGGCCACGCCCGCCTGGATCGCCAGGTCGCGGACGGCGGCGCCGGTGGCGTCGCGCTGCTGCCGGTAGGTGGCCGGGTCGGTGTAGCGCAGTGTCAGGTACTGGCGCAGCACATCGGGCTGCGTGGACCACCACTTGGTGTTCTTCAGGCTGGCCGTGAAGCGGCCGGCGGTCCAGCCGCCGGCCACGGCCTTCTTGAACAGGGCCTTCAGCTCTTTCGAGCTGTTGATCATTGCGGCGCTCAGGCCGTACTGGCTGGCCAGCTCCGCATCGCTCAGCTTCGCCATCACGCCACCAGTCCCAGGGCCGCCAGTACCTGGCGGCCGACCTGCATCGTCTGCGCCTGCGCGCCCTGCGTCCGGCGCCACGCCGGATCAGCGCGCAGCGACGCCTGGAAGTCGGCCAGCCCCATGGGGTCGGGCTGGCCCTTGCCGTCGGCGCGGTTCAACGCCGCCTGCACCTTCGGGTGCCAGACATCCACATCCGTCTCCGGCAGCTCCAGTTCCTGCGCCGTCATCTGGATGTACGGCGCCGCGATGTCGCGCATCGTCGCACCGCCCTCCAGCTGGGCGGTGAAACCCGGGTAGGTGCTGATGGCCTGCTGGCGCAGGCTGTCCTGGACCTGCTGGACGCTGCTCAGGCCGCGCACGACGTAGGCGGCCTGGTTCTTCACGGTCTCGTCCGAGATCCTGATTCCCTGGTCGTACGCGTACGACTGGATCTGCCGGGCGGCGGAGCCGGCCTGGCCGCCGAGGGTGTGGTCCTTGGTCCAACCGACGTACTTGCCCAAGAAGTTGCTGATCTGGGCGTCGTTCCAGGCGAAGTCCACCATGTTCTTCGCCAGGGCCTGCACCTGCTTGCTCGTCAGTATGGCGCCCGCCTTCACGGCCATGTCCTGCGCGCTGGCCGCTGCGGCGGCCAGGGACGCCTTGTAGGTCGCAGGGTCCGTCTTCGCCTGGACCTGCGCCTTGCGGGCGCTCTCGGAGTTGTTCTCCCACCACCTGGTGTTCTTCAGGTGCGCAGTGAACACGTCGGGTGTCCACTGCTCCGAGACCGCGGACTTGAGGAGCTTCATCAGCTCCGGCTGGGACTTGAAGAACGCGTAGCTCATGCCGTACTGGTCGGCCAGTTCGTCGGCCGACAGCTTCACGGTCGGCGTGGGGCTCACCGCGTTCGCCGCCAGGGCGGCGTCCGGGCTGCCCGAGACGCCGCTGATGCGGCGCACCGCCATGAGGCGGTTCATGTAGTAGCTGTCGCTTAGAGAGCTGATCTTCACCACATCGCCCGTGTGGGGCGCGTGAATGAACTTGCCGTTGCCGATGTAGATGCCGACGTGGTCGGCGCCCTTCTTCGGCTCGGTGTCGAAGAACACCAGATCGCCGGGCTGGAGCTTGTCCGTGGGCACGGACGCGCCCTGCGTGATCTGCTGGTACGTCACCCTCGGCAGGCTGATGCCGAAGTGCCGGTACACCTGCTGGACCAGGCCCGAGCAGTCGATGCCTTTGGTGAGGCTGTTGCCTCCCCAGGCGTAGGGAGTGCCCAGGAACTGCTGGGCGTACGCCGCCAGGGCGGCGCCGGACGCGCCGCTCATCAGCTACCACTGCCCACGGCGGACTCCAGCGCGTCCATGTAGGTCGTAGCCGCCTGCACGGCGCCGTACTCCGGGTCCTGCTTGATCTTGTCCTCCGCCAGCAGCTGGCGGCCCTGATCGGTCATGCCGCCCTGCGTGACACTGCTGGAGCCGACGGCTTCACCGGTCTTCGTGTCGTACTGCGTGGTCGTGGTGACGCTGCTCGGATGGTTGCGCTCGGACTGCGCCAGGGCCTCCGCGTACGAGGCGATCTCGCCCTGGCCGGGGTCTCGGCCCAGCAGGCTCTGGAAGACGCTCGTGGCGATCGCCCTCGCGGTCGCCGGGTCGGTGAAGTCCACGTTCGTCTGCGTGGTGGTCTTGAACTTCGGGCCCACGTAACGCCGCTCACCCGTGACCGGGTTGACCTCGAAGTCCCCGTCCCTGATGAAGCCGCCCTTGGAGTTGTTCTTGACGTAGCTGGACAGGATGTCCAGCGGGCCCACGCCCTTGCCTTCGGCCCCGTAGTAGCTGGCCTGCTTGACCAGGGACTGCCACAGGCTATACGCCTCCAGGTCCCCGGCGCCCTGTGTGAGCAGGCCGCTCAGCAGGCCCTTGGCCCTGAAGTCGTCGCGCTGCTTCTGCGTCCAGTTGAAGTAGAGGCCGTCGGCGTCGTCCTCGGACACCCATGCGCCCGGGAAGGTCCGGGCGCTGGGCGCACGGGCGCCCTGCGGCTTGCCGGAGGCCATGGACGGCATCCACACCTTGCCGGCACCCGCAGTGGTGCCGTTGAGCTGCATGAACT